CAAATACTGTTGGACTAACTGGTCAGATACCCTGGAATCCGAGTACCCAATTGCCGACTGTGGTTTCCATAGTCATAGCAGTTGGGCAGACAGAATTCACAATGGCCGAGATATTAGCTCACGAGAGCTTTCGTCTCGAATGTTGTGTGTTCCGAAGACCTACTCGAAGCCACGGCTCATTGCCGCGGAACCGAGTGCGAATCAGTGGTGCCAGCAGAATATCTGGCACTACTTTTGCGACAGAACGCGAGGAACTTGGATTAATCAGTTTGTTCGTTTCAACGATCAAACTCTTAACCAAGAACTTTGCACTGTGGGGTCCCGGAATGGCACGCTTGCTACCATCGATTTATCGGCGGCTAGCGATCGTGTCACCTGTCACGTTGTTGGGCAGATGTTTCGGAAAAATCCGAGACTATTAGACTGCCTACGTGCGTCTCGTACCCAGATAGTATCTCAAAACGTAACTCGTCGAGTTCCGTCAGAGATGCGGTTGAGAAAATTCTCAACAATGGGTAACGCCTGTACCTTTCCGGTCGAGTCGTTGACTTTTCTTAGTGTTGCAATCAGCGCTGTGCTTGCGCACAGAGGTCTGAGGGCAACGCCCAAGAATATCAAAAACTTGGCTGGACAGGTAGCCGTCTTCGGGGATGACATAGTCATTCCCGTCGACTGTCGGGAGCTCTTCGTTGAAGCCCTTGAAGTCTTAGACTTTAAGGTCAACATCAACAAGTCTTTCTGGACTGGAAAGTTCAGGGAGTCTTGCGGTGTAGATGCCTTTGGCGGCGTAAATGTTACGCCCGCGTATTGGCGAACCTTCAACGATGGCAAACCAGAATCGCTTGCAAGTACCGTCGAAACGCATAATAACTTCTACAAGAAGTTTTTGCTAACGGCGGCAAGTCGACTTGCATCGACCATACCGAGGGGAATACCCAAGGTACATTGGCGATCTGGTGTCTTCGGTCTCAAGTCCTTTGTGGGGCCCGATCTCCGGGGCTTTAAGCTCCGTGGGAACGATGACCTTCAGAGGACCGAGGTTAGAGTCCGAACGTGCATAGCACGCCAGGACCGAACTCCGATCGAAGACGACTCTGCCTTGCTTCAGTTCTTTACTGAAGATCCGGACCCATTTACCAAGTGGGCTTCCGGAGTTCCGCAGAGGCCTGTCACGAAAATTCGTGACAGGTGGGTGGCCTTATCCGATATGCTCGCACCATGCGAGATATTGAAATAAGGAGGGAG